TCCCTGAACGTTTCCCAGAAGAAATACCCGGCCCGGCCCCGGTGCGGCCTGAACTGCATCGTACGCCATGAACGTCGGCCGCCGTACTCGACGCCTGGGAACAGTTCGCTAGCCCGGGCGCCGCCTGATACGCCCGTCTGCGCTCGGGCCGGGTATCCGAACTTCGGTATGCGATCCCGGTACGCCTTGAAGGCAGACATTGCGGCGTGTTCCTGGGTGGTCGATGCGGCCCGGCGTATGTCCTTCATAGCGTCGGCGGCTAGGTCTAGCCCGGCGGTACGTACTTCGTCACGCATGGACTTGTCCATGCGCTGTATCGTACGTGTCAGGTCACGTACGCCCGTTGCGTATACGCCTTTCTCGGTACCCATTACTTACGCCTTGCCGCCTTATTCTGCTCACGTATGTCGGCCTTCATGTAGTCATCGAAAGCGTTACGCATCCCTACGGGCATATCTAGTACGTCGTCTGGGCTCATGCGCCAGTACCGGCAGAATCCTGCAAGGCTTCGCCAGTGTCGGCTAACGCTTTTGGGGTTTCGTCGTTCAGGTCGCCTACGGCGGCGGTGACGGTTTCGACGGTTTCGCCCAGGGCGTCGGCGTACGTGTAGCCGGGCTCGTTACGGCGCCGGGCTACCCAGTAGAGGGCGAAACCGATCATCATATCGCCCGCTTCTGCGGCCTCACTGAACGACTTACCTATGGCCGCCTCGATATCGAGTACGTCCCGCCCGGTCAGTTCCTCTACCCGCATTACGGCGTCGGTACCGATGTGCCTCGGGCGATAGCCGACATAACGGGAAGGGCCTGGCCGCTTACGGTCAGGGCCTCGCCCGGGTCGAACGAACCATAGTCGCCGGGGTTGAATCCGATGTACGAATCGAACGTACGGGGTGCGGCGTCGGTGTCTGACTCCCAGACTTCGACGGTCACGTACTTACCGACCAGCGGCGCCCAGAGGGCCGTCGTCGTGTCGTTCACGACGTAATCGACGCTGCATGATTCGGTGAGTAGGCCGGGAACCTGAACGGTGCCGCAGAAGCGCTTAACCTCGGTAACGGCCTGGTCAGGCGTCAGGTCGATAAGGGAAACGTCACAGGAAACGTCTACGGCGGTGCCGCCGTCCTTGTCGGTAACGTGGATAACGGGCTTCTGGATAACAACGGGGATAGCCACTATGGGCCTCCTATCGGGTCGAATCGGATATGTACTGTGGACTCCCGGCCCAGGTAATCGACGCCTCCCACGTTATACGAACTGGGCGCCTGGGCGCCGTTCCATCCTGCCGGTGACAGGGCGATACAGGCGGCCCGTACGGCGTATATGGTCAGGTCGTCTATCAGGGTATGGCCGCCTTCAACGTCTAGCCGGTAGCCCAGGACTATCGCCCGGGCTTCGTAGTCGATGCCGCCGCCCAGGTCGCTAGTCGCCATCTCGCCGCCTAGAACCATGATGCAGGGCGTTTCTACCTGGTCTAGCGGGTTGACGTAGACGGGCGTACCGTCGTACTGGGCGGGCATCGCCGCCTCTATCGCTAGGCCCAGTTCGGCCAGGGCTTCGGTAGGTGTCACGCTATGCCGTAGGCTTTCTCGACGGCCTGGGTCACGTATTCGATGGCCGCCGTAGTCGCCGACTGTAGGGCGGCTTGCTTCTCGGGCGGTATCGACCCGGCGCCCAGGTTCAGTACTTCGGCGGCTACGTCGTTAGCGTTCGGCCATTCCTGCGACAGTTCGATGGTTACGCCTCGCAGGTCGGCTATCAGGTCTGGTAGTTCGGTGTCTATGCGGGATACGTAGACGCTACCCAGGTCGCCTTCCAGTACGCCCAGAGGCGCCTTAGTGATTAGCCACCAGCGGGCGGCCCTGAGTAGGGCGGCCCGGTAGAGCCGGGCCGATGACGGCGGGTATACGGCCTGGTCGTTAGCGGCGGTCGATAGGTTCGTGACCGTGTACGTCGTAGACCAGACGCCCGCCGGTATGGCGTCGTCGATCAGAAACGTACCCAGGTAGGCGGCCGCTAGTAGCCGGTGAAGGGGTGCGGTACCGTCGCCGTAGTGGTCGTGGGCGTCGATGAGGTACCCGCCCGCCGGGTCGTGTTCCTCATCGGCCCATACCACTACGGCCCCGGCCTCACTTCGTCTGGTCGTGACTACTAGCGACACTTCCTATCGCCTTCCTATCCCTACGCCTTGTAGGTGAGTACGCCCGCTTCGATGACCGGCGCCGTAATGATGCCGCCCCATACTGCTACGTCTACTCCGATGAGTGGGACGTTGGTCTGCTGTAGCCGGTTCGGCCCAGAGTCGGCGGCCTTGAGTGCCGCCGTATTGAACTGAACGGCGGCGCCGGTCGCCCGGTGCGGCATATGGAACACTCGGATACCTGCGAACTCTACCGACTCGGCGGTGAGTGACGCTGACCCGTCTGCGTTCGTAGAACCCATGACGGCCATTTGCCGCCGGTCGGCGCCGTCAGTAAGCGACAGGAACTCTACCCAGTCGTCAGTCGGCAGGGCCAGGCGGTCGCCCGGTGCGCCGGTAGCGTCGTAAATCACTTCGGAGTTTCCTACGATATCGGCGATAAGGCTTTTCAGGTCTGTGAAGTCAAGGGCGGCGCCGGTAGTGGTACCCAGCGCCAGTATGGTCGATTCCATGACCGATTCCGTCCAATAGGCGTAGGCCCTGAGTAGAGAATCGAATAGTACGGAGAGCGCCGCCGGGTTCGACTGGGCGACCAATTCCAGAGCGACGTTTTGGGCGCCTGCTCCGAACACAATGGGGAACGACTCGGTACCAATAATCATGGCCGTGCTAGAGGCTTCGGCCTTCTGGGTATGGGTACTGACGGTCGGCTGTTGGGTAACGACCGGGAGCGTGACCTGGGTACCCGCTGACGGGTACGGGATACGCCCGGCGTTAGCGAACATAGGCCGCCTGCCGTCCAGAACATTGACCAGGCCGCCCGCCCAGTACGAATCGGGAACGATACCGGAGGCGTCGCCTGTGCCGCCGGTCGTGCCGGTCATATCGGCCAGGGCTCGCCTCTCGGTTTCGTCGCCGTTCGCCGCCCTGACTTCGGCTACGAACCAATCGAGCGCCGTAGCGGTACGGACTTCGGCGGCGGGTTCGGTCGTTGCCGCTTCAAGGGTGCGAAGGCGGGCGTCAGTGTCGGCGGTGCGTTCGACCATGACGGCTTCGATAGCGTCGGTCACGGTGTCGATGGTCAGGGCCGGTGTGGCCTCGGTCGTATTCTCGGGCATTGAATCCTCCTGGGATCGAACGGACGTTACTAGTGCCGACTTATAGGCCGGGCGGTGTGTGATTGACGTTTCGATGAGGTCTACCCGGCGGTGTTCCACTACATCGCCTTCGGTCAATTTGCTATGGCGTGGTATGAACCCGACTGATAGGCCGGTGAACACTCCATCGGCGGCCAGTACCAGGACTTCATTTCCACGGTCGGTACGTGATACTTTGAAGGCGGCCAGGGCGCCGTCGGGGGTGTCCTCGATCGTTAGGGCCTTACCGATCGGTACGCCTTCATGCTCGACCTTCAACACAACATCGCCCGGCGTCGTGTCGGCGAAAGCGCCGGGTACGAAACGCTCACGGCCCTGGTTCGTTTCGATGACTTCGCCGTATGGAACAATGACGCCTTCGATGATTCGTTCGTCGGCGTCCCTGATATGCAGGCGGGCGGTGTGTTCGGTTGTGTTCATACGGCGGCCTCCGGTGTCGGCGAGTTCGGGTCGGCCTGGCCGGTTATCGGCGGTAGCCCTTCAATGCGGCGTACTTCGTCTACGGTCAGGAACCCGGCGGCTAGCCCTACCTGGTGTGAGGCGTACCGGGCGGCCCGGTTGCCTCTAGTGATTTCGTCTGGGTTCAGTTGTACCCGGGTTCCATGCGGCGTCAGTAGCGACCAGGCCCGCTCAATGCGGTGCATGAACGTGGGTTGTAGCGCTTGGCGCATCCATCCGGCCATTAGGTCGCCGATGTTCGCATAGGTCGTGTTCGGCCCGGCGCTACCGGAGTAGCCCAGGAAGTAGGGCGGTACGCCCAACATATTCGCTACGTCAAGTATGCCAGACTGATATACGGCGTCCCATTCTGACGACTGGGGTGTGAGCGGCAGCGGCTTGAACGTCATACCCGATGAGAGTACGGCGGTGAATCGTTCGCCCCTGTGCGCCTTGTCCCATTGGTCACGTAGCCGGTCGGCGTCATCGCTAGAGAGTACGGAGGGGTGTTCGATCACGGCGCTAGGTATGGCGGCGTTCGTAAAGTAGTCGGCGCTGTAGGCCAGGTGGGCGGCGATACCGGCCAGGCGGGTTTGGATAATCGGGCTACGGCCTACGGTCTGGTCTACGCCCATATCTAGGGCCAGGTGAACGATGCGGGGAAGGTCGGCGGCCTCCGATTTGCGGCGGTGCCGTAGCGGTGCGTCCCGCCAGGTATATAGGCGGCGGGTACGGTCGCCGTTCCATCGTACCTTTACGTCGGCGGGGTGCGCTACCCGTAGGTCGTTGTCCCTTATGACGTTCACTATCCAATAGGCGTTGCCGTGGTCGATGAGGGCGGCCATCGTGTCGGCCTTGAAGGCGTTACGGGTCTGGTCGGTGTTCGGCAGTTCGACGTACGGCGGGTTCGGGTCGATTTGCTCTACGCCTCGCCAGGCGCCGGGCGGCAGTTGGGCTACGGTGTCGATGGTCATAGCCCTGGCCCGTATCAGGGCCGGTATCAGGGCCAGGTAGAAGTCAGGCCCATAGACCATCGCCTCTAGCAGTTCAGGCGTGTAGACCATCGACTCATGCCGGGTGTCGGCGGGTTCGATGTTGAATAGTCGATCTATGCGGGCGCCCATTGACCGGGAGGATACCGGCGGGCCGGGTCGAACGTCAAGTATCAGAGTATGACGATTTCGGGCGGCGGGTCTTTCTCTAGTTGCAGGGTGACATACAGGGCCAGGGTTACAGCGACCAGAGGCGATACGTCATTGATAGAGCGCTTGCGGGCCCAGTACCAGAGGTCGCCGTATGTCGCCTTCCTGGCCCCGGCTACGGCGGCGTTCAGTTCCTCATCGTGACCGTGTGATAGCGTCCCGGCCCGTAGCCGGTCGTACACAATGCCGCAAGCGCCGCCTACTTCTCTAGCGTTCAGTTTCCATAGCGGCGTGCCGGTCATCTCGGCCAGGCGTTCGACTTCTGGGACTATCGACTGGGCCGGGCCCTTAGCGTCGATGGCTATAGCGGCGGGTTTGTAGAGGGTAATCAACTCGGCCAGGCGGCCCGGTAGTTCGTTCGTAACTGACCCGGCCCGGTACGTAACCTGCGTCATATGCGGCGTGCCGTCTGGGCGTATGAAGGCGGCCGATATGGCGCCTGATTCCGGCCCGGCTGACATATCGACGGCCAGGGTCAGGGTGCGGTCGCCTACGGCGGGCATGGCGTTGCGGTCGGTCGTATGCTCCCACCAGTCGGTCGCTATGACGGCTACCGAACTGCTAACGGTCTTGTTGGTGTAGGCCCGTATGAACTCCTCGGGCGGTAGCGTCTGGGCGGCCGACCTGATAGCCGATATGTCGATCGTATGGCCTAGCGCCGGGTGCGTAGCCTCCCAGGTCGATTCATCGAACGGGTCTAGGTCGGTGCCGTCGATGCCCCATTCAAAGTAGGCGACGTTCGCCTTCGCCTGGCCCAGTTGTTCACGACCCAGTTTTCGGAACATATCAAGTACCAGGCTGTCGTGAGTCCCGGCGGTCGAAACGACCCATAACTGACGGTCCTTGAAGGTCGCCTGGGAGGGCGTTAGCGCCTGTAGTACGTGTTGCTCAATCGTCCATGATTCGTCAAGTATGACGAGCGGGTAGCGGCCGCCGTGGCCGCCCTTAGCGTTCGGCGCCACTACCGATAGCCTCGAGCCGTTCGCCCATTGAACCCGTTCAGACCCGGCGGCCCGGTAGACCCGTACCGTCATCGACCCGCCGTTCGTTTCTGGGCCGCCTACGAACTCGCCGAATAGGCCGCCCGGCCCCAGGTGGTCAGGCGTACGGGTTGACTCCCTGACCGGGAGCGAATCGCCGAACTCGAATACCCTATCGGCGGCGTCCTTCCTCGACTGGGCCGTATAGGCGATATGGGTACCCGGCGACCTTTCGGCCCGCCATCCGGCTAGGGCCTGAACCATCGTTGTCTTACCCGACTGTCTCGGTACC